TGTTCTTCGATCCAGCGAATGGAGAGCTGGCCTGCTGTGGTGATGGCTTCTGCGTTGTCGGCGTTGAACCAACGGAAGTACTTGTTACCGAGGGCGCCGTAGGCCGAGTTGAGCTGAATCTTCTTGGCCAACTGCAGGTTGTGATAAGCCGAGATCTTCTTACCCCAATCAGGATCCTTGGTCTCCTCGAACTTCTTCTTGGCTTCGATCATAAGCTTCTTGTACTTGTTGCGATCGTCGAACATCTTCTCCATTAGAGCGGCGAGGAATCCCTGCTTCTCGCGAGTGTAGATGCACGAGTTAGGAGTGACGTTGACGTCGTTCTCCTTCATCCACTTACCATACTTCTTGAACATGTCTCCTTCGAGGATTTGCTCGATGGTGTATGAGTCGGCGATCTTGCCGCGATAAGTATCGGGCGAGATGTTGTACTGCATGATGAGATGCGGGTACAGCGAGGTCAAGTCGAATGAGACCACCCACTCGTAGAGATTAGGCTTAGGTTCTTTGACGTAACCACCGACAATGTCGAAGTGCTTAGTACTAGGAGAGAAGTGAGGGACCACTACGCCTTGATCGAGCAGATAGTTGTGGATAATAGTGTCCCACATTCTAACTGTAGTGAAGCAGTCTTCGTAGTTCACCTTAGCGTCGTAGGCGATGGCCATGACCTGCTCGAAGAGAAGTGTAGCCGAGCGACTTATAGTCCACCTTCTTATCGCCGAGGTCTTTCTCGGAGATGTAGTCGAGGGTGTAAGACTCTTGATTGCTGAAACTGAACTTCTTGTAGAGTCTCATGTAGTCGAGGATGGCGATACCATTCGGAGAGTAGACCTGCACCTCTCTACCCTTGATCTCGATCGTACGCATGTCGAGAATCTTCCACGGCGACAAGCGCTTGGCGGTATCCTCACCGAACAGACGAGTGATGCGATTGACGATATAGGGAAGGTCGAACTGCTCGATGAACCAGCCAGTCAAGATGTCGGGCGAGAAGTAACGAGACTCCCAGAAGTCCAGGAATTGCTCGAGGAGTTCATGCTCATTAGAGCACTTGACGTACTCCACATTAGGGAGATGCGGCTTATAGTCCTTAAGCCCGAGCGTGACGATACGACTACCACGCTTGAGAGTAATGGCTACGATCGCCTTATCGGCAGTCATGACGTTGGGGAATCCAGAAGAAGAGTCTGTCTCGATATCCAGTGTCACCACTGACACGAGCGAAGGATCGTATTGGATTTGACCAGGATACAGCTCATTGATGCAGGCATACTCGTAGTTAGTGGAGCCAAAGATGTCTCTGTTGGCGACACCTGAATTGGCCTCGATCCACTTCTTAGACTCCCACATGGATTCTTGTTGCACTTCCATGACCTTGCGACCATCTAGAGTACGAAACTCAGACTCGAAATCAGGCTTACTGGAAGATACGTAGAGAGTCGGCTTGTAGTGTACCTTACGAATTACTCGCTCGCCGAATTCATATCCACGAATAAGCACGTAGCCTTTGTGTCTGAGGAAGTTCGTATAGAATAACATGATGCCTCATTTGCTGATGAGTGAAAGACAATAGAAGAACGAGTGGTCCACTCTGCATTCATACCACACGTTGATCTTAATGTAAATGCTAAACGCGATGATCAAAGGAATTAAGGTGAGTCCGAATAAGAATAACCATTCGACGAGACCTACTTTCATCACACGACCCTGTCATATAGGACGTGAGTCTTCTTCCACGCCTTGCGCCAAGTATCATAGAGATCAGGAAT